ATCCTTTATTAATAATTTTAATAATTTAAAATGGATGACTACTCAGTTGAAAGGAATTCTCGAAACAAGCGTTGCTGCTATTGCTTCAATTCCTCTTGTAGGTAGATATTTCGTAAATCCATATGCTATTCCAGTCGCCATCCTTCTTGCTGTAGGCATTGGTGGAGCATTTCAGTTCAGAAAATATCTTTCTAGAAGGTCTCACAGAAAGGCAAGAGAAGTTGCTAGAGATAGAAAGCTCGTTCAGGAACTTGGTTTTGCAACAAAAGACTTAAAAGCAAGTATGACCGAAAAAGAACAAGAAGATTTTATTAAGTCACTTGAAGATTCTGAAAGAAAAGATCCAAAAACAAGAAGGCTATACGACTTATGAAATTAATTACGGAATTAAACGAAGAAGTAAACTTTCTTAAAGAAAATAAGTCTGGTAAGCCAGAATACTTTATTCAGGGTATTTTTATTCAAGGTGAGAAGAAAAATAAGAACGGTAGAGTATACCCTATCGAGATCCTTGAAAAGGAAGTGGCAAAATATTGTGAAACTCTTGTTGAAAAGAACAGAGCTTTTGGTGAGTTAGGGCATCCCGAAGGACCAACAATCAACTTGGATAAAGTATCTCATATGATTGTTGAGATTAAACAGGACGGTCCAAACTTTATCGGTAAGGCAAAGATTATGGATACGCCAAACGGTAAGATCGTCAAGACTCTTATCGATGAAGGTGCAACACTTGGCGTTTCGACAAGAGGAATGGGTTCTTTGAAATCCAGAGGTGAGTTTCAGGAAGTTCAGAGTGACTTCTCTCTTGCTACTGCAGCAGACATTGTAGCAGATCCATCTGCTCCTGATGCTTTTGTAAATGGTATTATGGAAGGTGTTGAGTGGATTTGGGACAATGGAATCTTAAAAGCTTCTACAGTTGAAAGATATCAAGATATCGTTGAAGAGAAAACTAGATCAAATAGTTTGACACCAGAAGCTAAACTATCGTTATTTGAGGATTTTCTCAAAAACTTATCTAAATAAATAATACTCAGTTAAGGGAGTTTTTAAAAATGGCACGTAGAAAAAAGATTGTCGAATCGACAAACATTCAGCCTGTAGAGGAGCCAACACCAGAGTTGTCTTCTTCTCAAGTTGTTGCTGAACCTAAGCCTTCGGCTAATCCTGCTGATAATCCAGCACCGGGTGAGCCAATGCCTAGATCAGAACTAAACGCTGCTGTGATCAATGCTGTTCTTACAGCAGATGACGCAAAGGCAAATCAGATCTTGGCTGCTGTTGCTGAACCTGCTCCAGAGCAGTCTGAAGCAAAGCCCGAAGACAAAGTTGATGAAGTTCCAGACGAAGCTGCTGTAGTAAACCAGTCCACAATTATGGCTAAAGAAGCTGTAGGTGCAATTTTTGCTGGTGAAGGTCTTTCCGAAGAACTTATGAACAGAGCCGCAGCAATCTTTGAAGCAACTATTGCTCAGAAGATGGAAGAAGTAGAGCAAGAAATTATTGCTGAACTTTCCGAAGACTATGATCTTCAGTTCAATTCTGAAGTAGAAGCTTTGGCTGAATCTGTTGAAGGCTTTATCACAGATGCCGTACAAGATTACATGGTTGAAAATAAACTTGTTCTTGATAACGGAATCAAAGGTGATCTTTACGAAAGTATGATTACTGATATTTCCAAAGTCATCAAGTCTTACAATATTGCAATTGATGATTCTCAAGTAGAAGTCGTTCAGGAAGCTTACACTGAAGTTGAAGAACTTAAGGGCAAGCTGAATGAGCAAATCAAAAAGAACATGAACCAGAGATCCCATATCAATGAGCTTGAAAAGGCTCTGGTTTTCGAAGCAGTTTCTGCCGACCTTTCTTTGATGCAAAGAGACAAGCTAAAGAAATTAGCAGAAAATGTTGATGCTGACAATGCTTCTCAGCTTAATGATAAATTAGTAGCACTTAAGGAAACTTTCGTTGCAAATGAGTTTGATACAGCATCGGTTATTAGAGAAGCAGTGTCTTCCAATGTTTTCTATATGGATGAGCAAGTTGAAGTTGAGCAAAATGATAAATACATCGACGAGAATGTAAAGAAATACGTTGATGCAGTTTCTAATCATGTAAAAAAAGTCTAAAGTAATAGGAGTTACAAATGAACTTACACGAAAACGTCGTAAATAAGTGGTCTCCTCTCCTTGATCATCCAGATCTGCCAGAGATTGAGAATAGCCACAGAAGAGCAGTGACAGCACAGTTGCTCGAAAACACCGAGAGATCCATTGCAGAGCAAGCTGGTTTTGCTCCACAGTCTCTCTTAGAAGCTGCGCCTACAAACGCAATGGGTGCTTCTTCTTCCGTTGCTGGTACAGGCAACGTAGACATCTACGATCCAGTCCTCATTTCTCTGGTTCGTCGTTCCATGCCTAACCTCGTAGCATATGACATTTGTGGTGTCCAGCCTATGACTGGTCCTACTGGTCTGATCTTTGCTATGAGATCCCGTTACGATTCCCAGACTGGTACAGAGGCAATGTACAACGAAGCTAACACTGGCTTCTCTGCACCTCTTACTGGCGCTGCTTCTAACGAAGAAGGTCAAGCTGGTCAGAACCTTGGTGATCAACCTGCTGGTGCAAATACTTCCTACAACTATCAGGGTGGTATTGCAACTGCTGACGCTGAAGCACTTGGTGGCAACACCACTTACCAGTTCCCAGAAATGGCATTCAGCATTGAGAAAGTAGCTGTGACTGCAAAGTCCAGAGCGCTCAAGGCTGAATACACAATGGAACTGGCACAGGATCTGAAGGCAATTCATGGTCTGGACGCTGAAACTGAACTTGCTAACATCCTGCAAGCTGAAGTTCTGGCTGAAATCAACCGTGAAGTTGTTCGTACAATCAACCTGACTGCTGTAACTGGCGCTCAACATAACGTAGCGTCTTCCGGTACTTTCGACCTTGACGTTGATTCGAACGGTCGTTGGATGGTTGAGAAGTTCAAGGGTCTGATGTTCCAGATCGAGCGTGAAGCAAACCAAATTGCTAAAGATACCCGCCGTGGTAAGGGTAACATCATGCTTTGTTCTTCGGACGTAGCTTCTGCCCTGCAGATGGCTGGTGTTCTGGATTACACCCCTGCACTGAACGCTAACAACCTTGAAGTAGATGACACAGGCAAGACTTTTGCAGGTGTACTGAATGGTCGTATGAGAGTATACATCGATCCTTACTTCGTAGGTGGTTCCGGCAACCAGTACATGACCGTTGGTTACAAGGGTGCTAACGCATTCGATTCCGGTCTCTTCTACTGCCCATACGTACCTCTGCAGATGGTACGTGCTGTAGGCGAAAACAGCTTCCAGCCAAAGATCGGCTTTAAGACCCGTTACGGTATGGTTGCTAACCCATTCGCTGAAGGTGACAACGCTGGTGCTGGTCGTATCGAGCAGAATTCCAACAAGTACTACAGAAGAGTAACTGTTGCAAACTTGATGTAATCGAAACTGCACAAATTTATTATGACAAGGGGGCTTCGGCCCCCTTTTTTTATAAATACTATTATAATTATTTTTGGAGAGTTACATGTCTTATTCTAAAAGTTTAATTGAAGAAATTTACGGTCCACAGCAACCAGCAAATATTTCTGTAAGATTAAAAAGTGGCATGCCAAATATACCTTTAACAAGTCCTTTACAGGCAACAGGTGCTGATATTGATGTTGGCGGTGCTTTAGGTGCGGGTGAAGCTGCTCTTAGAAGAGTGGTAACGGGTGCTGGTGATGTAGGTCAAAAAACAATAGACTACGCTGCTGAAAAAGGCGCAGGACTTTTAGGTACTGCTGGTGATGTAGGTCAAAAAACAATAGACTACGCTGTTAGTAAATCTAAGGGAGCAGGATCAGATGTCATGTCTGGTGCTTTAAGTTCTTTAGGAACAACACTTAGTAAACCTAAAAATTTAGCTGCTCTTGGTGCAGGAGCATTAGCAACAGGTGCATTGGTTGGAACTGGTGCTACCATTGCTAACCGTGTTTTCGGACGTAGAAAAAAAGACAAACGCAAGAGATAAAAATGTACAGCAAAAACCTTATCAATGAATTAAATTCTAGAAAAGATAAAGATGATTTGTACTACAAGCAAGTAGATTTCGATCCTTATGCTCCAAAATATACTGTTCCACAACTTGCTACCACAGCAGGTGGTTTAGCCGGAACAACTTTGGGGTCTCAGGTTGGAATGAGATTAGGACAAGCAACAAAGATTCCCGGTGCTGGTATTGTTGGATTAGGTGTTGGTGGTGCTTTAGGTGGTGCTTTGGGATCTATCGGTGCTTATCAACTTGCTAAGATGGCAAGACCAAAGAAGAAAAAGCCTAAGAAACTTGTACAGTACTACAAATAATGCTTAGTCAAAGTTCACAGCCTTCATCTCTGAATTATATTCAACCTAATAATTTTACATTCAGAGTAAAAAGGCTTCCTGACCTAAATTTTACAGTACAGTCTATTAACGTTCCCGGTATTTCTGTTGGACGTGTTGATCAGCCAAACCCTATTCAGGGTTCTCCTTTGCAGGGCGATAGATTATTTTTTGCAGATCTTTCTGTTGCTTTTCTTGTAGATGAAAATATGGAGAACTACAGAGAAATCTTTACATGGATGAGTAGAGTAACAAACCAAAGTTGGAAGCTTCCCGGTGACTACCATTACTCTACAGTAAGAGATGCTAAACCTGCTTCTTCTGAAGGTTTATTTTCAGACATTTCAATTAATATATTGACTTCAGCTAAAAATCCTAATATAAGATTAAAGTTTACTGATGCTTTTCCTATTCAGTTATCGGATCTACTTTTTGATTCTCAATCAGATCCATCTCAGTTTGCAAAAGCACAAGTGGTATTCACATACAGAGATTATGATTTTGAAATAGTTGGTGGTTGATGAACTTACAAGATATCTATGAGAGTTGGGAACAAGATTCCAAATTCGAAAGAGATCTTCTTACAGAAGAAACGTTAAAGATTCCAAGGTTACATTCCAAGTATCTTAGAATTCTTTCTGAAGAAAGACTCAAACTCAAAAAATATGAGTCTGACTACAAAAAGCTTTTCCGTCTCAAGCATGAGTATTACAGAGGTGATCTGGATAAAGATATCCTCAAACAAATGGGCTGGGAACAAAACCCACTCAAGATCCTACGTCAAGACTTGGACATGTATATTCAGCAAGACGACGACATCATTGAATTGTCAACAAGAGTCTCACTACAGAAAGAAAAAATTTCTCTAATTGAATCTGTGATGCAGCAGATCAACAACAGAGGATATCAAATTAAATCAATCATTGATTGGGAAAGATTTAAAGAAGGCTTGAATTGATAGAAATCAAAAAAGTTAATGAAGTTTATATAAAGGTTGATTGTCCAGAAGACGTTGCATACGAACTTAGTGATCTATTCACTTTTGAAGTTCCGGGTGCAAGATTTAGTCCTGCATACAAAAAGAAGTTGTGGGACGGTAGAATAAGGTTATTTAATCTTAGAAAAAGAACGTTGTATGCAGGTCTGTTAAATCACATCAAAGAATTTTTTGATGAGAAAGACTACGAATACAATGTAGAATTCCCTACAGACCCTTTATCAATAAAAGACTTTCAGTCTTTTATCAGGGACATTGGAGTCCCTGACTCTATCAAGCCTAGAGATTATCAGATTGAAGCTATTAAACATGCTACTTCTAATTCTAGAGCGCTTTTATTATCACCTACGGCTTCTGGTAAATCTTTAATCATTTATCTGCTTACAAGATTATATGAAGAAAAGACTCTGATTATTGTTCCTACAACATCTCTTGTTTATCAGATGAGAGATGATTTTGTTTCTTACGGATATGATATTGATAACATTCACTGCATCATGTCTGGTCAGGAAAAGGTTTCAGATAAGCCTGTTGTTATTTCTACGTGGCAATCTGTCCATAAGGAATCTAATAAGTTTTATTTTCCCTACAAGGTCATTATAGGGGATGAAGCTCACCTGTTCAAGGCTAAATCGTTAACTTCTATCATGGAGAAGACAACGGAGGTTCCTTACAGGTTTGGGTTTACCGGGACACTTGATGGTTCTTACACCAACAAGCTTGTTTTAGAAGGTCTTTTTGGTGCTGTTAAGAAGGTTACGACTACCAAAGAGTTGATGGATGCAAATCATTTGGCAGACATGAAGATCAAGTGTGTCTCCCTAAAACACTCTGATGAAGTTAGAAAACTTATGAAGGGTGCAACTTATCAGCAGGAAATTGACTACCTTTGTACCAACGAGAAGAGAAATAAGTTTATAAGAAATTTGGCTTTGTCTAGCAAAGGGAACACGCTGGTTCTTTTTCAGATGGTAGACAAGCAAGGTAAGTTGCTGTTCGACCTTTTGAAGGACAGAGGTAGAGACGTTTTCTACGTAGATGGGAAGACCAAAGCAGAGGACAGAGAGTATGTTAGAAAATATGCAGAGGAGAATGAGAATGTAATTATTGTGGCGTCATATGGCGTATTTAGTACTGGAGTGAACATCAAAAACTTACATAATGTTGTTTTTGCGTCTCCGTCAAAATCCAGAATCAGAAATCTTCAGTCGATAGGAAGGGGTCTCAGAAAATCTTCTATTAAGAGCAAAGCTGTTATCTACGATGTCTCTGATGACATGAAATATAAGAAAAAAGAGAACTACACATACCTTCATTTCAAGGCACGTCTAAAAATATATACTGAGGAGAAGTTTAATTTTAAAGTACATGAGTTTGATATATGAAAAAGAAAAAACCAGTAAATTACATTGACAACAAGACGTTTTATGTCAGGCTAGTTGAGTACCAGAAAGAGTGTTACGATGCAGATAAAGAAGGTGTCGAAAGGCCAATCATTCCAAATGACATTGCTATCTGTCTTCAGACCATTGCTACACGACTGGCAACGAAGCCAAACTACTCTGGCTACATTTTTAAAGATGATATGATTGGTGATGGTATCGAGAATGCATTTGAAGCTGTGATGAAGTTTGATCCTGCTAAGGGGAGCAACCCTTTTGCTTATTTTACACAGATCATCTGGAATGCGTTCATCAGAAAGATTGAGAAAGAGAAAAAGCTTCTCTTGATCAAGAAAAAGTATTACGATTACAAATACGTAAATCAGGAGCTTGTGGACTACTCACTTTCTGACAAGGCCACGCTTCCGTATGCAGATACGTATATACAAAATGATTACATGGACGAGCTAGAGAAGAAGAACG